AAGATCATCATTTAGTTTTGTACCCCAAGTATCAGTAGATGCTCCTACTTCTGGTTTTGTTAAGTTTAAATTCGTTGTAAATGTATCTGCCATAAAAAATTCCTTTAAGCTGCGTCTTGTTCGCCTAATTCATTCCAAGTAGTCGATGGGTTAGATTGCTCTTCCCATGTTGTACTTGTTTGTAAATTTGTCCATGATGTATCTGGATTCGCTTGGTTTGTCCAGGTATCGGCTATTATATCTTGTTCTGTCCATGTTTCATCAGGAACAATTATATCTTCCCATTTTAGACTACCAATAGCATTAAATCCACTTGTTTGTGCAATTACAGATGCACCTCTGTCTATCTGTCTACCGTCTGCATCAAAGCCACTTACACCAGCTAATGTAGCTGAAGCACTAATGGTAAATCTACCAGTAGCAGTAAATCCTGATGCGGCTGCAATAGTTGCTAAAGCTTTATCTATTTGTGTACCAACAGCAGTCATACCGCTTGTTGCAGCTATAGTTGATGCGCCTGGTATTAGTTTTGTTGGTACTGCGGTTACACTAGATGTAGCTGCTATAGTTGCAGATCCTAAATCTATTTGTCTGCCAACTGCTGTAAATCCAGATGTACCTGTTATAGTTGCAGTACCTCTATCTATTTGTCTACCAGTAGCTGTAGCACTAGATACTGCACTAATAACTGCTTGTCCACGATCTATTTGTCTACCAACTGCACTAAAGTTTGATACTGCATTTATAGTAGATGCAGCAAACTTAACGACTTCACCGTTACCAGTAAAGTTAGACGTTTGTGCTAGGGTAGAAGCACCAAGCTTAATAATAACGCCAACTGCTGTGACGTTTGATGTTGATGCAATAGTTGTTGAACCAAATCTTTTTACAGATGATTCAGCAGTAAAACCTGTTGTTGATTGTATGGTGGCATCGCCAAATTGAAAAACAGGTTGTCCGTAATGAGACTTCCCGTAGCCACCATAACCATAGCCTACTGAGGCCATTATATTACGCTAATGTTATATCTAAATCGCCAGCGTCAAATCTGAATACATCACCTGTACTTACAGTTTTAGATGTTGTTAAGTTTGCATAAGCTAATAGATTACCGCTTGATGAAGCGTCTAAAATACCAACTGCAACTACAGTTCCATAATCTGCTGTGGCTGTTGGGTATTCAATAGCTGCTGAGTTTGTTGCTGTGGTAGGATCAGTACCAGATACTGTAAATGCACCAGTTTGTCTTGCATAAGCTCCGCCTGATACTTCTGTACCACCGCCTGTATCTGTAGGTGCTACAGTATATAAAGCAACATATAATGTTGATGGTGCTGTATAAGCATTACCACCAAATACATGGTCTAATACTTTATCTTCTAAATAATCACTAAATCCAGCCATATTGTCTCCTAATTATTATTCCAATAATAAATCTTTTTACCAGATTTGCCATAAGTTCTTCTTCTTTGCATTAGAGAGCCTTTGCCAAATTCTGCTTTCTCTTGTTCCATTCTCATCTCTTCTAATGCTTTTTCAAATTGTGCTGTGAATAACGGCACTCTTTCATCTTCCATTAGATAGATAGAAGCGTGTTTTAAAGCACCATATAAGTAAGCATCTGGATATCCTGTGGATATAAAGTTCGTTGTATTAGAACTGCTTAGAGCATCAATAGTGCCATAGTATGTTAATTGTAGCGTATAACTTGCATCAGGGGTAGGTGCTAACTCTAAAGTATTATCTACAAGTGCATAATATATTGGTTGACCAGTTACATTGTTATTAGCTTTTCTGTATACATCTAATGACTCAATAGACTGTTGAAATAATGGTCTAAAATCATTTGATGTAATTTCTATATTAATAGCTTCTAACCAATCTGTTGGTAATGACATATATTGTGCATCTGCTGTAGCAGTAGCACGTTTAATCATATCTTTAGTTCTTAATCTTCTATTAAATTCACCTTCTGTTGCATCAATAAAAAAGTCTAACTGGTCTGTTAAATCTGATCTATTTAAAAAATTTGCAATATTAGTTTTTAATTCATCGTATGTCATACTTTACCTTTCCATGTTCTGAAGGGTTTGTTATCTGAATGGTTTAACCATTTCTTCCATTGTGCAGAGTCTTGCGACCATCCTTCTCTTAAAGCTTTTTGATATATTACCATGGGAACTTCTGCAACATGACGAAAATCTTTACCTGGTGTATGTTCAGATAAACGCTTCACATAGTCTAATGTTGGTTGTATATCTTGTTTTGTTTGATAAACAACCCTGTCATCTTCTGTAGCAAATACAGATTTTATACCTTGTCTATGATCTATTAATGTTGTTTTTGCCATGTATGAATTTTAGCACAAAAAAAAGGGAAGCCGAAACTTCCCTTAAAGCTTATTGATTAAACTTATCTTATGATACGTTTAAGTCAGCAACGACACCGTGAGCAGCTTCGTTAGATACTTCTAACCCGTACTCACATACAATCATTTTTGTTTCAGCATCGCCTATTGTAGCAATATCAACAGTTTGGAAGTCTCTTAGGTAAGATACTTTCGCAAACTCTGGATCTACTAACAATAAAGTTCTTTCTCTACTTCTGTTTGATGGAACGATTTTTAGTTCACCAAAGTCAGATGAATAGATAGATACTGAAGCTTCGACTGTATTAGCGTCAACAAACTGTCTAGCTTGTGTTCTTCCTGTGAAACCAGAAATAACTTGTTTGTTGTGTGGACCACAAATAGCCATGTTTGGCTCTGCACCACTAGCAAACATTTGCTGTAATACGTCTTTTAAAAGATCTTCTGTAAGGTCTCTTTGTGTTCCGTCTGTTGGAGCAGCACCACCACCAGTAGAAGCACCAGAAGTACCTCTTGATTCGTTGGTTGTAATCCAAGATTCAAAACCACCAGTTACCCTAGCTGTTGAAGCGTCACCAGTTGTTTTGTCTCCATTTTTACATAGAGCTTCTTCCATATCTCTTTTAAGAGCTTTAGCCATAATAGCTAGTTGGTGAGCCATTTCTGATCTCTTACCAGCTGGGTCTGAAGCGTCTTGTGAGCCTGTTACAGTAGCATCTCTGCTTGAAATCATAGCAACATTACTTACTCTTGATGTAGCAGTAGCTGTTGATCTTGAAAGCTCAAAACCCTCTAACTGTCCACTAGCACTTGGAGTTGGTAATACTTCTGTTTGCCAATCAAACACTACGTTTTTAATATTTCTTTTGCCTATTGATGACATAAACGGAGTTTGCATAGGAGAGATGTTGTAAATAATATTACTTAAATCTTCTCTGTCAGCTGTAGCCGAATATGTATCAAAAGCGTTAGTTACTTTAGCCATTTTTATATTCCTATTAAATTAATTGTTCAAATACTTTAGCCGCATCTGAGGTTTTCCCAGTTTTGGCCAACCTTTGTTTTGCTTTCTTCACAGGTGTTGTCGTTTTTGGTCGGTTAGTCGTACCAGGTCTAGCAACTCTTGCTGGTGCTTTTTGTGTTGGTTTTTTCTTTGTGGCTTCAACTGTTTTAGAGTTTAACCAAGCATTTCTTAAACCAAGCAAAGCACGATAATCATAAACCTGTTGAATTTCTTGAGGTGTATAACCTAAAGTATTCACGGCATACTCGCTAATAGCCAACTTTTCTTTTGTAGCAACCTCTTGGTTTTGCCACTCAGGGATTATTTCAAGAAGCTTTTGATTACCGTATTCAACAAATTGTGCAATCTGTTGTTGCTGTTTTACTAAGGCTTCTTGTTGAAGTCTTTGTTGTTCAGCACTTACAGCACTAAGCTTTTCTTTCTTTTCATCCCAAAGCTGTTTTTCGCGAACATAACCAACAGGATCATCTTCATACAAAGCGTTCCAATCTGGTTCGTTAGCCAGTTCGCCCTTTAATTGGGCTTCCATCTTCGGTAACAACTGCGAATAAATCGCATCTCTTTGCGCTAACTCTGCTTGCTGCTGCTCAATAGTCTTACGCTGTTGAGAGAGTTCTTGTGTCTTGCGCGTATAATCTTGCTGACGAGAATATCCGTTGATAAGTTCATCTTGCGTCACCTCAACTTCTTGACCATCTACTTTTACTGTAAATGTCTGAGGTTGCAAGGCTTCCTCTTCAACATTGGTTTGTTCTTCATCCAGTTCTTCATCCTCTTCATCAAAACCCTCTTCATCTTCTACCTCTTCTTCAAGAGTTTCAGGTGCTTCAAGTTCTTCTTCAAGGACTTCTTCTTCAACTACTTCTTCTGTTTCTGTGACTGCATCCTCAACCTTTTCCTCTTCAGGGGTTAAGAAACTTTCAAACATAGAAGCAGCAACTTCCTTATCAGTTTGTAAAGCAGTCGGTTTTCCGTTATTGCTCATATAAATACTCCTTAATGTATTTAAGGGTATTTTAGCTTAATAATGTGGGAAAAGGAAAGTTTTAACCGATTTTTCTAATCTTGTTTATATTAGCTTTTGTTAGCTTACCTTTTTCTGCAATGATGCGCAGATGTCTTTCAACTTCTGGTAATAGTAATAATGATCTGTGGATATCTTCTCTAGCAGTAACATCTGATATATCTCTTGAATTTAACCAATGAGTTATATATTCGTTTTTAAGATTTTCTATTGCTTCTTTAAAAACATCGCTTGTTAATATTTGTTCTGCTTGTGCAGCTTTAACTACTTCTTCGTGTGATACCGACATTAAAATAATTCCCTAGGTAATTGTTGTATAGAAAATCTATTTTGATTTGGTCTGCCAACACCCCTTATTGGTGGCATTTCAATTACTGGGGGTATATTTGCTGGTGGCAATACTGGTGGCAAATCCATTATGTTAGGTAAATCTATGGGCAAATCTATTGGAGGAGTTGGTATGTTTGCCATACTTGGATCTTGTATTATGTTTTCTATAGAGCTAATTGGAGGCAACGCACCAAACAAAGCACTTTCGGTTGGCGGTGGTAAATCTGGTCTAGCGCCTGCTCCAGCCATACCAGCTCCTGTAAAAGGAGTATCTGAAACTGTTACAGGTCCACCAATAAATCCTCCGCCTGTTCCAACACCTTCATCAACAGTTGGTATATCAAACTTTGGCAACCCAAACAAGTTAGTAAAGTCTATTCCTGATTCTGCTATTTTTTGACGAATTGCATCTATATCTATATCTCTTGGGTCGTAATCAGGTATAGGCAATGGCATTTGTGTTGGAGAACCACCAAACAAATCTCTTAACGGTGGCATTTTTCTATCAACTGGTATTGTGACACCTCTTTCTGAAGGTGGTATACGAATCATATCTTCTATGCCTTCTTTATATGTTGGCCCTGTAGGAGGTGGTGGTTCAACTGGAGTTATACCAATAGCTGTATTTAATTGTTCTTGTGTATAACCCATTGGTTGTTCTGGAGAATAACTTACGCCTGGTGCAATGACTTGTGACATTGGCATACCGCCAGCAATAGAACGAGCATAATCAAAACCAGAACGATATGTAGGATCTACTAATGGCATAAGGCTTGTTATTGGCACGTTTCCGCCAACACCTGTTGTATTTCCAGGACCTTTACCTAAACCTCCAATAGTTGAAGCACTATTATCTACCAACCCTTCTATACCAAATAATCCGTTTATATTTATTCCTCCGAGATTATCTGAAAATGATTGTTTGGTTTGTTTATTTTTTTCCATATTATTGTGTAATTAGTTTATCTATTTTAGCGTCTAGCTTATCTATACGCTCAATCACTCTATCCATATTCATTATCAACTCTTCTTTGGTAACGAATCGCATAGCAACTTCTTCTCTGGTCTTGTTGAGTAGTATATCAACTCTTTTGATTTCTGTCGCGTTAGAACGTATACCATAAATAATAGGACCAAATACCAAGGTCATTATAATATTCCACAATAAAATAGAGCTTATTTCCATTTAGTAGCTCCACACATGAGGGCGTGGCCTACCTTGTGAGTCTTTTGAGATGTCCAAGTGTATAAATCTTGCATTGCCTTTTTGGTTAATTCCTATGCCTGTAAATCCATAATCAGTTGCTTTTGATATTACTTCTAGTGCTTGCTCGCCTCTGAGTAATATGTCAGCAGCTATTCCTAATGCGTGCGTGCCTGGTTCAGATTTGACTTTTTCTATCGGATGATCTGCACATCTATATCCACTTGTTATTTTAAATGGAAAGCCTACATCGCTTCTTAGTAATTGTAACTTATCTATTAGCTCGTGTTCAATCTTATTTTCACCACAATGCTTGCAAGCGAACTCTTCTAAACTAAAATTTTCCCAACTCATGTCTTTAATGGCCTATATATAAAAAATGCTGATAGTAAACCAGCGCCAACTCCTGTTGCTAGAGCTTCAGTCCAAAATGCTCCAAAGTGAGTTGGATGTACTAATAAATCTGCTACAAACGTGCAGAAACCTAAAATAATTGCTGGTGCATATTTATGTTGCATAAAGTTTTGATACCAAGACTTCTTGGTTAGTGAAGCTAGGGTAGCTGCAATAATACCAGTAACATTAGCTTTCCAAAAATGTGTAAAGGTTAATGCTGATAAATCACCTTCAACCATCATTGGATAACAAATAGCAAATGCTTTTGCCCAGTTTTGATAGAACTCAGTATTTTTTATTTTATTTATTATTTGCATTTTGTTTCTTATATGCTTCTAGTTCTGTTCTTAAAATAATAACTTCTTTTTCTAATTTTATCACTTGTTCTTCTAATACTCTAATATCAGGAAATATATATTTGTTTTGGTTGGCTCTAAGATTTTGTGTTTCCCT